GATTTAGAAACAGAAATAAAAATTTTACAAGACAACATTCGATCATTACAGAAACAATTAGGACAAGCTCATCAACGAATAGGTGAACTAGTAGCTGAGAAGTCTCACTCTAATGAAGAAGTAGTTAAACATAAACAATTCATTCAAGAGATATCTCTACAATTAAAAGAGAAAGAAATTGAAGCTACTAAAAAGATGCAAGAGAAGATAGATGGTATCGCTCAAGTAATGGATTCAAAACAAAAATTTATACAAGACTAATGCCGACATACGATTTTCTAAATACAGAAACAGGTGAAGTAGAAGAAGTCATTATGACTATCTCTGGTAAAGAACAGTATCTAAAAGATAATCCTCACATGAAACAACACTACACTAAAGTAGCAGGTATCGTAAGAAGTAGTGGTACAACAAATGTAGACAATCATGGATTCAAAGAAGTCTTACAGAAAGTCGGAGAAGCTCATCCGTTTGGATCAGTAGCTGATGAACATACTAGAAAGACTGGTAAAGAAGTTAAGACTAGAGAGATAGTAAAGAAACATGCTAAGAAACAAGCTGATCAAAAAACACGAACACAAAGGAGAACATAATGAAATTTAATCATTTGAAAGGATACGAATCGGTGACATTACCAACTGAAACAATTAATGGTAAAAGATATTATGTCACACCTGACGGTAGAAAATATCCGTCTGTCACAACTGTAACAGGATTACATAGTGCTAAGTGGGTTGCCAAGTGGAGAAAGAATGTCGGAGCAGAAGTTGCTGATAAGATTTCAGCTCAAGCTGCAGGTCGTGGTTCAAGATATCATAGTCTACAAGAAGACTTTATAAACAACTTAGACATAACAGAGAAGCTTTCAAATGCTACACCTCTAGATCAAATGATGTTTAATCAGACAAGAGAGATAACAGAAAAGATTGGTGATATCTATATGTTAGAAGGTTCGTTGTATAGTGATGATCTAGCGATAGCTGGTAGAGTTGACTGTATAGCAGAGTTCGCTGGTAAAGTATCAGTCATTGATTTTAAGACTAGTACTAAAGCTAAGACAACAAGTCAGATCAAAAATTACTTCATGCAAGAGACAGCGTACGCTAAGATGTTTGAAGAAAGGTATCAAGTACCTATAGATAGAATTGTGACTATTGTATCAGTTGAACAAACAGGACAGGCTCAATTATTTGTCGAAAATCCCAACAACTGGATTGACCAGTTGCTGAGTCTTCGATCTCAGTATAAAACTGAATATGGTTTTTAGGAGTAGTGCCTAAGTTTCATACACTTCAAGTTACATGGTAAAGATGATTATTAATACTGGAGAAATAACTCCAAAAAATAAAAAACTCATCTCAAACAAAGTTACAGTTGACGCTTTTACTTCTTCGCCGTGTCTACTCCATGACTGTTTAATATTCATTAGAGTATCCTTGTTATAAATAGTTATTGAAATCACATGATTTCGACATATATTTATAACACTTATAACCTACAATTCATAAAAATGATAAAGAAAAAATGGCATATTCAAAAGAAGTAGTAGATAGATTTGAGGCAGTACTCAAAGATCCTGCTAAGCATTCAGTCGGTAGATTCGATCCAAATGATTCTACAGTTATCTCCGGTATGGTAGGAGCACCAGCTTGTGGTGATGTAATGAAATTAGATATGAAAATGAATGGTGATGTTATAGAAGATGTTAAGTTCAAAACATATGGTTGTGGTTCAGCAATTGCCTCAAGTACTATGTTTGTAGAAATGTTGAAAGGTAAAACTATTGAAGAAGCTAAACAGATTAAAGATAAAGATATAGCTGATGCTTTACAACTACCACCAATCAAATTACATTGTTCTGTATTAGCAGAAGAAGCTATTCATAAAGCTATAGAAAACTATGATCCAATGATAGGACATAACAATCCACCAAATGAGTAGAGCCTTTTTATTATATTTTTTGTTTGTGACTACACATAATAGTTTCGGTATTGATGAAAGACAATACGGGATACTTAGAGCTTTGAAAGATATAGAATCATCAATGGTTATAAAAACTTGACAGGACAGAAAACGGTAGTATAATAGATATATGATCTTAACTAAAAAGAAGTTTACAAACTCAGTAGAAGAATTAGTAATTAATAAACACCTTTCATACATAGATGCTATAGTACATTTTTGTCAAGAGAATCATTTAGAACCTGATTCAGTCAAAGGATTAATAACTCCTCCATTAAAAGAAAAAATTAAAGCTGAGGCAGTAAACCTTCGTTTTTTAAAAGAAGAATCAAATGCTAAACTACCAATATAAATTATGAGACCACAGAAACAGAAAACTTATCAACAAAGAAAACATTTTAACAAACCAAAGAAACATGACGGACCACCTCCGTTTGATGTTATGTTAAGACAGTTCAAAAAGAAATGTGAAAGAAAAGGTATTGTAGCAGAAGTTCGTGAAAGACAATACTATGAAAAACCAGCTCAGAAAAGACAAAGAAAAAAGAAAGAAGCTATTCGTAGAGAAAAACTCAATTAATTAAACAACAACACACTAAGTAGACCTAGATATTATTAATGACCAGTAGAGAAGGATTTGATGCCTACTGTTTATACTTAGCTATTAACAATCATTTTAATACAGAGTCGTATGACTTCTTCAAGTATAACGGTAAAGTACCAGTAAAGTTACCAGCGTTTCTAAAAAGAAACGATAAGTATCATTTTGCTAAGTTGGCAAGAGAACATAGAGATGAACTAAAAGATTTTCTAGTCGCTAATTTATCTATACAAAAATACTATGTCAAAAACTTATTAGATAATGAATGTGTTGATAACTATAAACAATTCAAAAAAAGAAAACAAAAATTGACATACAAAATAACAGAAGATATGAGATATTTGTATGACAAGTATGACACTTTAGATACGATTTTAGAAGTACAAAATGGTCAACATAGTGTCATACTCAGAGAATTCTTGGGTAATAATATATGTCCAGAAACATTTATAGCATTCGACAATATGTTTGGTATCTTCGGTGATTATGATGAACTGATACAAGAACAATTTATTTGGCCTAAAACAAAAAACAGATTGGTTAAATTAAAACCGTTCATAGAATATGAAAAAGAAAAACTAAGAACAGTAATGAAAGGTATATGGCTACAGCGTACATCATAGGTAATGGTCCTTCTAGAAAAGGATTAGACTTAGATACTTTAGATGGTACCATCTTTGGTTGTAATGCTTTGTTTAGAGATTACCCTGCTGATTACTTAGTGTCAGGAGATTCTACTATCATCAAAGAGATATGTGCGTCTGATTATCCGAAAGAACATAAATGTATCTTTCCAGATTTTGATCCTGTTCCAAAAGAATATCACGAAATGATTCTTATGGGATTCGATCCTTCATTCAGTATTAAAGAATCTGATTTAGAGAGACACGATAATGTTTGGATATTTGGACTTCAAGATGATATCTCAGAGATCATGGAAGTTCATGTCATTGGAGTAAATCCTGAATGGCAAATACAGAATATGAAAGGTACAGAAGAAGACCCTAGATTTAGTGTCAACTTCTTTGCGGGAAGTCAAGCTATGGCTCAGGCTTCTATAATGGGTTTTGATGAAGTATGTCTAGTTGGTTTCGATTCGATATGGAACTTTCAAGATGATACTTATCAGAATATCTATGCTGGTACTAATGCCTACAAAAGAGAGAAAGAAACTTCTCGCTTGAGGGTTGGTACTAGTGATCCTAACTCTTTATTGGGAACACAGGAAGCACAGATAAAAAAGATTATTGACAGATTTGAAGATGTCAATTATACTATATACTACAAAGGAAATAAAAAGCCTTTAGAATATAATAGTTTTACATAATGAATAAAGTGGATACAATAATAAAATAATACAATTAAATATACAAGGAGAATACAATGTCATTTAATGAATTAAAAAGAAGTCGCGGTGGCTTCGATAAACTACAAACCGCACTAGAAGCCGAATCCTCGGAAAAGAAATCTTATGGAGATGATAGATTCTGGAAACCTGAACTAGATAAATCTGGTAATGGGTATGCAGTACTTCGTTTCTTACCAGCAACTAATGGAGAAGAACTACCATGGATCCAATATTGGGATCATGGGTTTCAAGGTCCTGGTGGTTGGTTGATTGAGAAATCTTTAACAACACTTGGACAAGATTGTCCGATCTCAGAGTACAATACTACTCTATGGAATAGTGGTGATGAAGCTCAAAAGGATCAAGCAAGAAAACAAAAACGAAGACTACATTATGTAGCGAATGTTCTTGTTGTCTCAGATCCAACTCATCCTGAGAATGAAGGTAAAGTAATGCTTTATCGTTTCGGTAAAAAAATCTTTGAGAAAGTCAAAGATGTAATGCAACCTCAGTTTGAAGATGAGAAACCTGTCAACCCGTTTGATATGTGGGAAGGTGCTGACTTTAAACTTAAAGTTAGAAAAGTAGATGGTTACTGGAACTATGATAAATCAGAGTTTGCTAATCCTGCTCCTATCTCAGAAGATGATTCTGTTTTAGAAACACTTTATAACAAACAACATTCTTTAGCAGAACTAATTGCACCAGATCAATTCAAATCTTATGATGATCTAAAAACACAATTAGATAGAGCTTTAGGATTAGGTGGTGTAGAAGTATCTACAGCGACAGCTGAGACAATTGCAGATGATAACACTAGTGGGTTCACAGCAACAGCCGAGGCAAAACCTTGGGCTGATACTCCAACACCAGTAAGTAATTCAGAAGATAGTAGTGATACAACTATTAGTTATTTTGAAAAACTTGCTAATGATCAGTAAGAGAGTTATAAATACTATAACTTGATTCAAAGATATGGGAATGACCTTCGTGTCAGGTCATGAGTTCTTTTATTTTCAATAAAGAACGGGACGGTTAAGAATGGGGATTCTTGACAATCAATGAGGAAAGATATCTATGCGGCAGGAGATATCGGAATTAACGGCGGGATAGAGGGGCCAGTTTTTTCACCATTAACTATACGCTAATCTATAACCGAAGTCATCAGCAGGTTGATTTGCTTTCGTAGTATAAACTTTTTTACCAGCAGTATTATTAACAGTTGTATTTACTACAGCGTTGTTAGTATTACTTTCAGCATTAGTATTTGTTTTAGCATCAGCAGTTGCTTCAGATTGTTGTTCTATTACATTACCTTCTTCATCTAAACCATCAGCTTCAGTTCTAAAACTATCTATAGCAGCGTCACCTGCATTGAATACACCATTAAAACCTCTCATGAAAGCTTCACCCGGAGTCTCACCACCTGGCCATGCTGCAGCTAATCCTAAGACTGCACCAGAAGCGACAGCTGCTGGGAACATTGCAATTTTTTTAAAAATCTTGATCATACTTAATGTAATATTCTTTAACAGACCTCCGATACCAATATCTGCAATTGAAGTTTTGATACCATCAATAAATCCTGCTATCCAATCACCAATGAATGTACCTAATTTTGAAAACTCATCCTGGAATGAGAAATCTTCTAACATAGACATATCGAATCCGAATAAGTTTCCTATACCAGCGACAACACTTTTTAAGAAGTCTAATGGCCAACCTATTAAGAAACCAGCTAAGTCACCTATACCTTGAGAGATACCTGCAAACATTTGAGTGACGAATCCTTGTCCTTCGTATTTTTTAAACCCATCCATGAATCCTGTAATAGCTTCGTACAATCCAATTATTATTTGAATTGGTGCAAAGATTCTACCCAATATTATTCCGAACTTACCAGCAAAGGTCAATACACTTTTTAAAACTTGGATCACTTTTGGTATAGATTGACTAACAGCTTTAAAGGGTCCCGATACTTTAGCTAAAGAGGTTCCAACAGATTTTGGTAATAAGTTATTAAGAGGTGTTAATAATTTCGCAATATTGTTAGCAGCTTTGATAGCCGTTCCTTGCATTTT